AATAGTATGCCCTGACAGAGACCAAGCAGGTGTAGACTTAATGTTGCAGGCCGCTGAACTAGGGTGGGAAGTAAGTTTCCCGCCTTGGCATATAGATTGTAAAGATGCCGCAGATGCTGTGAACATGTATGGTAGACTAGCAACAGTAGGCAGTATTATAAAACATGCAACAAATAATAAACTTAAAATAGAAGTTAAGGCTAAAATGATATGATAAAAAGAATAAAAGATTGGGCGGATATTTGTAAAGTACATTGGAAGGAGATTATATCCTTAGCAATAGCATTGCATTGGCTAATGGATTTATTAATAATTGTTCCTATATCATTAGCAATAGGATACTTTTTTGGTGTACATATAGGACATACTCATTAATGAAAATAGTTGCAAACGGATGTAGTTTTACTTATGGGCATAAGGATTCAGTTTATAACCAGGCGCCTAGTTGGGTGTGGCCCAGTCGTTTAAATGATATGAAAGATATAACAAAGGTTGTTAATCTAGCAGTTGAAGGCGGTTCTATGGATAGGGCAGTTAGAACAAGTATAGAATACTTTGAAAAAAACAAAGGAATAGATCTAGAAGATACAGTACTAGTAGTACAACATCCTACACCTAATAGAGGAGAATGGTTTAATGTAGCAAATAAAATGTGGGTAGGTTATGTAACAACGATAGAAGACGTCTTATACGATATAGGTGTAACTAAACATACTAAAGAAGACTTAGATAAAATTGAAACAGATACAGAAACAGAAAGAAAAGTATTTAACCAGTACAAATCTTTTGTAGAATCAGACATTACAGAAGTAATTAAATATTTTAAGAATATTATATTATTGCAAACATATTGTAAACAAAAAGGAATAAAACTTTTACAAGTAGGATTATCAGCAAGATGCTTACCAAGATTTCACTTTAAAGAGACTAGACAATCTATTTCAAATAATATTTTTTGTAAAGAATTATATAAAATGATAGACGAATCTATAATATGTGATAAATTTTTAACACAAATAGCAAAAGGTAATGAAGAAAGTCCAACTGACGGTCATCCAAACGAAGCAGGGCATGACTTAATTTTTAGATATATATACAATGAGATAAAGAAAAGATGGCAGATATAAAACAATATAACGAAGAAACACAAGAATTATTTTTAAGATTCTTATTGAGCGATCCTGACTTATTTGCAAGATGTCAAAACATTGTAAATCCTGCTTTCTTTAACATGAAGTATAGAAAGGCAGTAGAATTATTTGTAAGTCATAGTACAGATTTTAATGCTATCCCAACACCAGAACAGGTTAGTGCGGTAGCAGGAATACAATTAGACCCTATCCCTGATGTAACCTCTGATCATCATGAATGGTTTATGAATGAATTTGAAACATTTTGTAGGCACAAGGCATTAGAAAAAGCAATTATTGAGAGTACAGACTTACTAGAGAATCAAGACTATGGTACTGTGGAAAATAAAATTAAAGAAGCAAGCCAAGTCGGTCTAGTTAAAGACTTAGGTATAGAATACTTTGAAGATCCTAAAGCAAGGCTACAATGGATTAAAGATCAAGCAGGAGCAATTAGTACAGGTTGGAAAGGTATAGATCATAAACTATATGGCGGAATGAACCGAGGCGAGATGACAATCTTTGCTGGTGGTTCCGGTGCAGGTAAGAGTTTATTCCTACAGAACTTTGCAGTCAACTGGGCTTTAGCAGGTATGAATGCAGTATATATTAGTTTGGAGCTCAGTGAGCAACTTATCAGTATGAGATTAGATAGTATGGTATCTGGTTATGGCACTAAAGAAGTTATGCGTAATATGGATGATGTTGATCTTAAAGTTCGTATGAAGGCTAAAGGAGCCGGTAAATTAAGGGTAAAGCAAATGCCCAATGGTGTAAACGCAAATGATATAAGAGTATTCTTAAGAGAGTATGAAATATCTTGTGGTGAAAAAGTAGATTGTTTATTAGTTGATTACTTAGACTTAATGATGCCTATTAGTGCAAAAGTAAGTGGCAGTGATCTGTTTATTAAAGACAAATATGTATCTGAAGAGTTGCGTAATTTAGCCGTAGAGAAAGACTTATTATTTGTAACAGCATCGCAGTTGAATAGAGGTGCTGTAGAAGAAATAGAGTTTGATCATCATCATATTGCAGGTGGTATTAGTAAAATACAAACAGCAGATAATGTTGTGGGTATATTTACAAGTAATGCTATGCGAGAAAAAGGTAGATATCAAATACAGTTTATGAAAACACGTTCTAGTAGTGGTGTTGGCACAAAAGTAGATTTGAGATTTGACCCGGATACACTAAGAATTGAAGATTTACAAGAGGGCGATGAAGATTCCGACACAGTTACAGCAACCAGTTTAGTTGATCAACTAAAACGTGGTAATTCTATAAAAGCAGAAGATCCTGAACAAAAAGATACTATAGGACAAGCCATGAACATGCGTGAGTTCCTCAAAAAGAATGACTTATAATGATAAATAGCATTATACATATTTTTTGGAGACATAATGCCTAAGGCTAAAAGTATATTAGAAGAATTAAATCAAATATCAGTTGATAGAGATAGGAATCATGTGACATCTAACAGAGGTGAACATATAATTACTAGTGCAATAAATTTGTTAGAACAAATTGATATAAATTATGATGAAAAAACTGCTAAAGATTTAACTAATAGACTTATTAATAGTATAAGAGGCAGAGATGTAAAGAAATTCTCCAGAGGTATCAAGAAAGTGATAAAAGAATCTCAGAGAGAAGACAATGCTGATTAAAGAAGTTATAGAAAATACAAATACTTTTCATTTATTAGAATCAGATCTAATCAAAAATGGAGATAAAGTAAAATATAAAGGTACAGAATTTACATGGAATGAGGTAGATCAACAATTCAAGAACCCTAAATACCCCAATGGTGTACCACAAGGTGAGATGTTAGAATACATGATTTTAAGACAAGCAGGTGTCGTAAGACGAGACGGCGAACTAAGTCCTACCATGATGAAACGTTTTTCTAACGATGTCAAGGCATCTCTAAAAGGCATGTTTAACAAACCTGGAGACGAGCCCAACAAAGAACCAGGTGCTGTTTCTAATGCATTTTCAGATATGAAAGGACAGAATTTTTCTCGAGCCATTGGAACTGGAATAGGTTCTCTTGTAGGTTCAGGTATAGATAGATTATTAAAGGGCAAAAAACAAACAGTTGGTAAAAAATTCCACTTTATATCTGGAAAAGGTAAACCAGTTAATGGCACATTAATAAAAGCATTTTATCCTAAGGACAAACCTACTGCTGTACAACTTGATATAGAAGGCGGTAGCCAATTAACAATAGGGTCTGATAAACTTATACCAGGTTGGTATGATCCTAATAAGAAAGCCAATAAATCTAAACAACCAGATAATTCTAAACAACCAGATAATTTTAATAATTCTCAAGATAATTTAGATCCTAATATAGACTACGATACACCACCGAATCAAAGGTAATGAAATTCTTAGATATTTCAAGTAGTTTCGTAAAAGAAATTATATTAGAAGCAGAAAACAAAAATACTCACTTAGAGCATTTGGAAGATAATATCTTTAATAAAGGATATACAGGAGCCAAAGAAGCAATAAACTATCTATATAGTTTACACGAAATGTTAGAAGGTAACTCAGAAAGTCCTGTAAGTATGACAACTAAATGGGACGGAGCACCTGCCATCATAGCAGGTAGAGATCCAGAAACAGGTAAATTTTTTGTAGGTACAAAAGGCGTGTTTGCACAAAAGCCTAAAATTAATTTTACAGAAAAGGATATTGACATAAATCATCCTGGTGAAGGACTGCAACAAAAACTAAAACTTGCTTTGAAGACTCTTAGCACATTAAATTGGAATACAGTTGCACAAGGTGATATGTTATTTTCTAAAGAAGATTTACAGAAAACAAATATAGACGGTGATGAAGTTATTATATTTAAACCTAATACTATTGTTTATGCTGTACCCTCAGATAGTGATTTAGCAAAACAAGTTACTAGTGCAGACATTGGTATAGTATGGCATACAGAGTATGTAGGAGGGCCTACATTAGCCGATACTAGGGCTAAGTTTGGCTTTGATAGTAAGGTACTAGGCCAAAGTTCTAAAGTATGGCACAGAGATGCCTTAATAAAAGACTTTTCCGGAGTTGTAACTTTAACTAATAACGAAAGCGAAGAAGTTATGGGTGCTATTAGAGAGGCAGATGCATATTTAAAAACAATAGATTCTGCAACATTTAGTTGGTTAGAGCAAGGTAACGATGTCATAGGTAAAGACTTCTTACAACAATTAAAAGCACATGTAAATAATAATATTAGAGCAGGGGCATTTGATGAGCCTACAAAATTTGCACAAGGATTTGTACAAAAATATATTACATTTATGCAGAAGAAAATAGACGGATATAAGACTCAGGCTAAGCAAGACGAAATGAATGATAAGTTAGTACAAGGCGTTAAGTTTATAAAAGAACATGTACCAAGTATTGTAAGTGTATATGATCTATATTTAAAAATTATACATTCAAAAGTTCTTATTGTTAAAAAATTAGAAACAATTAGACAGTTACCTACATTTAAAGAAACTGAAAATGGATATGAGGTAACAGGCGAAGAAGGATTTGTTGCTGTAGACAGAATGGGCAACGCATTAAAATTAGTAGATAGATTAGAGTTTAGTAGATTAAACTTTGGAACAGGAATGCCAGGAAAATGAAAGATATGACTACTGATGAAATGATAGCATACTTAGAAAAGGCTATGGAAGAGAAGCATCATCCAGATTGGCTTGGCTGGGTAGGTCAAAATAAAATTTTTAAATACAAAACTATTCCTATAAACTCTTTGGCACCAGCAGATGGTTGGGAAGGAGATCAAAATAAGATAGATAATATGGTTAAAAGTGATTTAAGTAATGCTCCTTTAATTGTAGTTCATAAAGATGGCACTATGATTGATGGCAATCATAGACATCAAGCATTAAAGAAACAAGGTGCTCAAACAGTTAAAGCCTATGTAGGCGAAAGTAAAATGGACTTAAAATTAGTTAATCAAGAAATATCAGAAGCAAGGTTATACAGAACGACCAGAAACTTCGGTAATCTCACAGGGCAGGATGTAGCATCTTTATTTTATCTTACTTCTTTATCTACATATATGATGCTTAAGGACGATAAACAACACGAATACGCAACGCAATATATTAAACAAACGGTACAATACGGACCCTATACATTATTTAGAAGCCATGCAACTGATTTATATCTACTAGGACATGTGATTAAAGATCCTGATACTAGAAATATTACACTAAAAAATCCTGTTTCAAGCAAACAGTATTTAAACAAACTACCTTTTGATAATAGAAAACATTATATGTTTTTTATGAAATTAAAAACATCTGGAAAAGTTGCAGGACCAGAGTTTAATTCTTATTTTATGAGATTAGAAAGCCAATTAAAAATTAAAGACCAAAAATACAAACAATGGCGCAGGTTAGTTGCAGATTGGGAAAATTTAAAATATACTTCAAAACAATTAGTTACAAGCAGGCTTTTACAAGAATATAGAAGACTTGGCAAGGGAAGTGAGATGGTAGGACCTTTAACTACAATGACTAAGTATAGAAGTTACAGTATAAGTGACAAGTATGAACAACCTAAAACAAGTATTGCGAAACGAACAGCAGGTACAGTAGCAGGTGCGGCCGCAGGTAGATATGTAGGCAAGAAAGTTGCTAAAAAATTAGGCAAAGATATTGATAAATATAAGAAGTACGGTACAGGCTTAGGTGCAATAGCAGGATATTGGGCTAGTGGAAGAATAAAAAAATGAAAATAACAGAAATTTTAAAAGAAGAAATTACTTGGGCAGATATTACTCAGAGATATTCGAGTAATAGAGAACTTCTTCAACATATTCGTAGAGCCGGACAAGATCCTAGAAACCAAAAAAACGGTAAAATAGATTGGGGCTCTGCTATCGATTTAGGCAATGCGGAATATCAAGCACAGAAAAACAAGGATATGAAAACGGATGATGATGAATCACCATTCGCAACAAGACTAGGATTCCAATCTGCACAAGGCGACGGAGTTACTGATGAACCTTCTAGTGCCATGGACCCTGTCGGTGGTGATGGTAGAGGAAAGTACACTACTTACAAAGATGGCACAGATAGATCAGGACCGTCAGGCGGTGATGCCGGAAAGGCTATTGGGAACTGGGCTAATGACAGTTTCGGTGATATACCCGGTGTAAAGACAGTTAAAAAAGTTGCAAAGAGAGTAGCACAGACTGGAGTTGCAAAGGCGGCTAAAAAGGGTGTAGATACTGTAAGTGGTGCATATAAATTCATTAGTGATAGAAACCCTGGCAGTTTTGACAAATTTAGAAAATCCGGTTATAAAGGATAATTATTATTTTAATATAAATCCTCACTTGTTGGGGATTTTTTTTGGTTAAAAGTGATAAATAAAAGTAACGGAGTATATAATACTCTATAATTATTAGGAGAATATAATGGCACAAGCAAACCCAAACGCGGCAGTTAGAGCGGCAAACGGA